AAAGAAATTTGAAAGTCCTCCTGCTGCTTCAGCACCTTTATAGATTTCATTAGCCGCTGCGCCTACGCAGATTATAAAAACTATAAATCCAGAGATAAAATCAACTTTTTCTTTATATTCGTTTGCTTGGTTTGGATCGGCAACTTTAGCATCTATTAAGTGTTTTACAATCCTATTCATTCCTAAAGTGCCTAGTGTCTTAGTAGCCTCTTCAAGTCCTTTTTCCCATTTTGTAAAAACCTGACTTTGCGTTCCAGTAAATACTTCTTTCATCCAATTAGCAAATTTAAACAAAAGGGAACCTAAACCCAAACCACCAATCAATTTTATAAAAATACTTACGGCAATTCCTGTTGCAATTACCTCATTTAAATCTTGCTCATCATTTATTTCGTCTTTAACATTTTTTTCGATTTCATCAAAATCAAACATAGATGCGATTACTTTAGAAGGAACTGATGTATCCACATTTTCTTCTAAAATAAATTTGTCCCAGTTTTCCATTATGACTTTCATATCATTTGACATAACGGTCTCCTAGATTGTGTACATGTAAGAGAAGGTGTAGGGGTCTCGGATGTAGCCCTTGCGGATAGAGCCTTGCTCGTCGTGGTGTGGGACTTCGCCAAGTTCGGTAGAGTCTGTCTTATCGGGATCAGCGTATTCGTCTTCAACACCAGCCACAACTGCCTCTACATTATCGTAGTAGGGCTTCTCTTCTTTGATAAACTTCTCAATGCTTACAAGCGCAAACTTGGCGGCATTTAGTTTGCCGTCTGCTGCTTCTTGTAGTTGCGCTTCCATAGCGCCGTAGAATGAACCACCTTGGATAGACTCAGGAATGACGATGCCCTTTCTGGCAAGGTGACTGAATAGGCGGTTCTGTGCGCCGTAGGTGAAATCAGTCTGTGTCTGCTTAGGGAACGCAGTAATCTTCTTGTCCTTTCCAGATAAAACGATGTCGATGTCTCCGTGGTCGAAGATCATTAGATCTCCGCTTAGAGACTTACGAATGTTTAGTTCTAAGGTTACGGTAGGAGGAGGGGTCTTGGGCTTAATTGTAACCTTGACCGGCTCTGGGATTGGGACAATTCTAACTGTTACTGCCATCGTCGTAGATTTCCTTTACGAGTTCCTGTGTCTTTAAGATAGTCAACAGGGTTGTTTCATTTAAGCTTGTTTCTCCAGATAGGCTCTCAAGACGTTCCTTAACAGCGTTGGTCTTCTTGACCATTTCTGGATCATTAGCGATCTCTTCTACCTTGACTGCCTCTGATAGGGACTGCTTTAGTCTGCCGAGTTCTCTGTTGAGATAAATCTTGGTCTCAAGTTCGTCGTGAGAGAAAGAAGAGATGTAGTGGTTGAGTAGTTCTTTTTGTTCTCGGAGCAAAGAGCCGTTGTATTTCTCGTTGAACTTCTTGGTGAAAGTCACAAATGTAAGTGAGTCAAGTGGTTCAAGGTTCTGCTCTTCTAGTTTGCCTACCATTCCTTCAATGATCTTTGACTCAAGCATTACTTTTTGCTTTGGTGAGTCAGTGTTGAACATTTTCGCGATAGTTGCGAGAGACTTGTAGTTGGGGACAAAGTTGTTGAAAGTAGCAGGAGTTAGTTCCTTGTTGATGTCGTTAATGACTTCGGTCTGCTGCTTGAAAAGACCATCGGGATCGATAAGGCGTTTTGCTGCCATTACTGCTTCAAGAATCTTTTGACTTGTGTTCTCGTCAAGATCTTGGTTTTCATAAAGTGAGCGATAGCACTCAAGGTCTTTCTTTAGAAGAGAGTCGCCTGTAAAGTGTCTGCGAACGATAGAGACAACTTTTGCTTTCCGTTCTTGATCGCCCTTGATGATTGCGGTTGTTGCTTCGCGGGCGAGGGCTTCAAAAACGAAGGCTGTGTTCCTCTTCTTATTGTGTTTATTCTTCATTGTTGGTCTCCGTAACCTTGTTCTCCAAAGATTCAATTAGCATCTTGACTGAGTTGTTTACTTCAAGAAGAGAGGTTTCCTCTTCCTGTTCTCTGAGGTAAATAGGGTCTTGCTCCTCATAAATGCCTCTGGCTAGTGATCTTAGTTCTGGGGCACCAAGATTGTTAGTTCTGTAGGTGTTCATTTCGGGTGTTGGAACACTGCTGTAGTTTCTTGTTCTAGCACCTGCGGGTCGTTTATCGGTCGCTACCTTTTGATAGACTTTGCCTTTTGCGCCTTGGGTAACGTATTTTTTACCTGTTCTCGCGCGCTTGCCGAGTGAGGGCGCTAGACGCGGTGAAGGACGAGAGCCGGGAGGTGCTGCTAGAAGCGCGGATTCTTCGCCGCCGCCTGCTTCTTCGCCACCACCTTCGTCGCCGCCTAGATCAAGACCACCGCCTTCGTCGCCTCCACCGAGGTCTAAGCCGCCACCTTCATCTCCACCGCCGAGGTCAAGACCACCTCCGCCTTCTCCGCCACCGCCGCCGCCTGCGGCTGCTTCGGCAACGCCCTCAAGGGCTGTGTCGTGTTTGCGGTCGTAGAACATCTCGCGCTGGTTGCGTAGGAACTCTTCGTGAGACATTCCGAAAATGTTGTCGGCAACCCAGCGACGTGAGAAGTAGCCTTCTGTTGCTGCGGCAGCAATGTCGAACTTGGTCTTCCAGTGCTCTAGTTCCTGTAGTTCCGCAATCTTGCTTGGGTTATTGAGAGCGAGTTTGAAGTTCATAAGATCTTCACCTCTGTAACCAAGTGTGTAAAGGTGGATAATTCCAACCTTTTCTAGTTCGTGGATAACAGAACGCTGTAGACGCTGAATGGTGCGAGCAAAACGAATGTCTTTGGTCGCTAGTGTGGTTTTATCTTCCTGTGCTCCCTCACCCATTGTGAGATAAGCCTGCGGGATCTTAATAGCGGAGAACATTTTGTCGCGGAGATACTTGATGTCGTCAATTTGTGTTGTGTTCTGTCCGCCAGCAAGTGACTGAATGTCGGTCACAGAACCAGCACGAATCGGAATGTAGTAGTCCTCTTCGATTGATAGTGGGTTGTAGCGAAGATCGATGCGACCTGTGTCTTTATCAACAATTGTGTGTCTCTTCAACTGGGACACGATCTTCTGCATGTATTGCTCGACTTCTTGTGGAGGAATAGCGCCAACGTCAATCTTGAACACCTTGCGCTCTGAAGAACGAACAATGCGATAAGCCATCATTGCATCTTCCATTAGAGTCAACTGACGCCAGATGCGTCGTGCTGGCTCTAGGACAGATGTGCCGTAGGGTGAATACTTGTCGTTTCCAAGAATGCGGAAGTGGGCAACCTGCCAGTTCTCAAAGGTCATTCCTGCTGAGTTCCACTGATACTGGATATAGTTGGGGTTTGTGGCGTCCATTCCCTCTAGTCTCTCAACTTCTTGTAGGGGAAGAGCGATTGTAGATTTAATCCCAATCTCGTCATCAATATCAAGATAGAGGATGAAGTCGCCATACTTACACATTGTGCGGCACCAACCAAAGAGGTTGTGCTCTACGTTCATGATGTTGTGATAAAGAATGTTGAGAACGGCTTTGATTTCGTCATTGCGGCACTTGATGTTTAGCATCGGAGAGAGAGTAGAGAATGTTGTCATCTCGTCTGCATAGATGTCGAGTGCAGAAGCCAATTCTGGCATGTACTCCATTTGGTCAAAGTCAATGTAGCGCTCGGAACGACGCTGGTTTGCAATAGCGTTTGCAGCGATTGTGTCTAACGGGTTGTAGGACTGCTTCTTGAACTGCTGTCCTGACGCAGACTTGAATCTTGTAGAGTACTTATCAAGGTGCTGCCTGCGAATCTTGCGACCAGACTCTGAGCGGTAGTTAATGATAGGACCAGAGAACAACCGAGTAAGAGACCTGAATAACTGGGAATCTCTATTCGCTGGGTTGTTGCCTTGTTTTGGGTTTCGGGGTGCCATTTATTTTCTCACTTAATTATCCACATATATTGGGAATATAGATTTTTTGCTTCGTTCATTTTACTAGTTGTGTCTTCGCCTGTGTAGCCAATTTGTCCTTTTATCTGCGTGTTTAGGGTTGTTCTCGAAGTCATGATGGCGTCTACGAATGCCTTCTGGTAGTTGAGGTCTCGGGCGTTTGATTGGCGGGCTGTGTCTCTAACCCAACAACAAATCGCAAGAGCCATTACCAAGTCGTCATTGTAGCCCCTCATGGCTTGTGGCTTCCCGTTGTACCAAATGAAAGTTCGGAACTCGTTTGCTAAACGCGAAGAATACGTCTTAACTAGTTTGTTTCTCATAAACTCTTCTAACTTGGCTACGATGAGAGGTCTGGTCTTACTTGTGGTTGAAAAGCCAGCGATTGCTCCCGACTTGTGTTCGCCAAGATGTTGATCGATGTATTCGTGTGTGGACTTGATAGAGTAATAGAGATTTGGGTAGCCGTACTCTACTAATTTATCTATGACGGTGTAACCAATGGAGTTATTTTCTACGACGAGCATGGCGTTACCAAACTCTCTACCGACCTGATTTAGCATGTTGGCGTAGAGGTCAGGTGTTGGTTTGCCCATGTACTCTCCGATGATTTCCATCGTTTCAAGTTTCAGAATGTGGAACGTAGAACTATCTGCGCCGTCGCCTCGGGCAACGTCTGCGGACATGAGATAGTTACAACTTGGGTCGTACTCTTCCCATAGCCAGAAGTTTCTATCAAAGCCTGTCTTGTGTTTTGGCTCTTTGATGTTGGACATGATCCATTCCATGTTCTCTGGATCGATAACAGTTTCACCAGAAGTATTGAAGTTACACTCCAACTCCTGAGCGATCTGTCTTCTGGACATGTTCTTGGTTTCTTTCTTGAACCATTCTTCATCTCTGTCTGGGTGAACCCACCACATAAGCGTCGTGAGATTGAAATTATTATCATTGGTCTCGGCACCTACGCAGGTTTTATGGAACCAGTTACCAACACCGTTTGGCGTGGAGATAGCGATACAGCGACCACCAGTTGATAGTGTTGGGTATAGACCAGTCCATAGTTCTTCTAGACCCTCGATGTGTGCAGCCTCGTCAAGAACGAGGAGGGATAGTGCTTCAGAACGACCAGCGTCGCCAGAGGTGGAGGCAGCCTTGATAGAAGAACCATTGGACAACTCGAAGGACGTGCGGTTGTCGGTTGTAATGTTTGCAATCCTGATCCAGTCAGGAAGGTTCTTCATAATGTTCTTGACTTTTCGGACCAAGTTGCCTGCTGTTTCAAACTTGGTCGCCATAACAAGAATGGTCTTGTCGCGGTGGAACAACATCATCCAAACAATGTAGCCAGCCGTGATCGTTGAGATACCTAGCTGGCGACCCTTGTTGATGATGTTGAAGCGGTAGTCGTTGAAATCTTCTAGCAGTTGATCCTGATAATCAAATGTCTTAAACAACATAAGCCCGTGCATCGGGTGAGAGATGCGGGCATAGTTTTTTAGGAAGTAAGAAGGATCTTTACCACACTTAACGACTTCTTTCAGTATTTGTTGTTTCGTTAACTTTGGCATTCATCTTTCTTTTATTCTTTTTTGCCAGAGTTTGCGGGTCTCTTGTCGTTAGGGGCACGCTTACCATAACCACCTTGCTTCATAAAGGCTTCCCAGCCAGCAGCGAGTTTGTCTTCTGTGGCTTCGCCAACAACAGCAACCTCTTCCATCCCACCAATCTTGTAGGTCATGCAAGCAGTAACCCAAGAACGGACGCGGGATGAGTTCTCAACGCGAATGTCAATCTCGCCTTCTTTGGTGAGAGACACAGAGCCAGCGCCTAGTTTGCGTGCTTCTTTCTTTAAGAACTTGATGATCTCGTTCATCTGCGATTCAACATCTGACTCAAAGCCGTTAGCGTAGACTTCCTTGAGTTGGACCTCAGACTGGTAAGAAAGGGTCATCATGTTGCCGTGGAACTTGACACCGAAGCCGTCCATAACACGCTTGTCAATAAGAGGGCTGCCCTCTTCTCTTTTTAGTCCTGCCTTGATTGCTTCGCCGTCTGCGTCGTGTGCTCCGTCGTAAGCGTTTGCTGCGGCTTGTGATAGAGCCTGAACGATTTCGTAAACTGTTGCCATTATTCCATTCCTTTGTTGTGCTTGCCATCTAAATAGTGGTAAACTTTACCTAAATAGTCGGCAGCAAGAGTAATTTTTGCTTGAACCCAGCCGGGTAGGTCAGAGTATTCTGAAGCGAGTTGAGAGACCTTGGGGGCGTATTCTTCTAGTTTGTGAAGATCTGATAGAGCCATGTGGACTTCGTGGTCATCATCTTCTATACCACCGGGCATCATTTGCTGTTCGTAGCCCTCTTTGACCATTCTTTTTTGTATTTGTTTCATAGCCTTTTCAAGAAAAGTTCTATGTTGTAGCAAATCGACACCTTCTGTTGCAGCAAGATCGGAGATAAACTTTTCTAACTGATCTACAATCTTCTGCTCTTGTGGTGTGAACTCTCCACTTGTATCTTTAATTCTTTCTCTAGAAGTCTTGATTCTCTGCGTAGAAGACATAGAGCCTGTCTTTAGCTTTGTAGCGTTCTTGTCGCCAATGTCTACTCGTTCTTCTTCTGCTTCTTTGAGAACTTCTCTGATTAGCTCTCTTAATTCACTAGCTTTCATCTGGTCTCCATCCTTTTTTCCATCGTTCTTCTCTTCCCTCAACCCATTTGATGTAGCACTTGTAGCAGCATTCAAACTTTACAAGTGAGACATCATCTCTGGTTGAGTATGAGAACGAACCACAAACAGGACATCCCGTTTTGGATTCTCTATTAAGTAGTTTTCTTGAGACCTTTATTCCATTTAGTTCTACTTTATCGTTGGCTTCATCATTTTTCTTTTGTTTCTTGTAGAGTTCTCGCATCTGTTCCAGATAGACTTTCTCTTTGTTCTCGTCCCAATCTGCTTTGGGGTTCTGGATTGCTTCTTCGCCATACTTTTGTGCGATAGCCTGCTCTACCTTTACGATGTAATCTGGGTCTTTACTCATTGTCCCCACCAAACCTCTTCGCCTCTGCGATAAAATTTTGTTTGTTCAAACTTGGTTTCGTCTATAAAATGGTCGTCTCTAAATCTACAATAGTTGTTTGGCTGTAGGGCAAACTGCCCATCTTCAAGGGAAACAAGGTTCAGTGGTTTATGCTCTTGTGGATAGCGGTCAAAGCCATCGGTCCAGTCAATTATTATGCCTGTGTGTCGTCCTTTCCACCCATAGCGGAATAGTTCAACCTCAAGACCTTCTAGATACTTTGCGTGCCACGCTTCTATGTTTGGACCCATAGCAGTCCACGGAATCAAGTCGTTATGTGGTTTTTCTTTCCAAGTATCTGGTCCGTGAAAGTTTGACATCGCGTGGAGCGGCAAACCAGACCAGTGAGCACCGCTTTCCAATAGAACATGTGCCATAGGAATCTGTCCCTCTCTAGAATGTATACCATGCCACAGGGCATAAGTGTAGCCTTCGGGCATCTTGGGTCCAAGATATTTGTTGTTTACCCAAACATAAATGTGAAAAGGAAGATTGGTGTGCTTCATTGCGTCGCCTGACCTATTCCGTAGTAGGTAGCACCACCGGCTGCTATTCCAATCGCAAACCACATCCACTTGTAGGCTGGTGATTGCTTCTTGATAATCTTTTGTAGTTCGTCAATCTCGGTGTCTTTCTCAATCACCATTGTCGTATGTTTCTGGTTGAGAGCGTTGTAACGAATCTTTTCTTTTTCTAGCTCTAGGATAAACTCGCTTTCTTTTTTCTCGATTGTTCTCGTCCATTCGATCTCGCACTCTTGCTTGATTTTGTCTGGTGTTACGAGAACCTCTGATAAAGCCTCGGGATTGAGGACGATTCCCTCTATTGGAGAACGCTCGCCCTGATCTACAAAAGTGAATTCAGAACCAGCGAAGGCTAGTGTAGTAAATAATAAAATGCTAGGGAACATAAGTGAATCCGTAAGTTTGTTCTATTTGAAGGCGTAGTTTGTCTTTATCTTTTCTGTAATCTCTCACTATGCCTTTCTTGCGTTTATCAATCTCTT